GTTCATAGTTACTCTTCGTCTTCGTCTTCGTCTTCATCTTCTTCGTCAGTATGGTCGAGAGCCAGTTCAATGACGCGCTTTGCGTGTGAATCTTCCGCAGAGTAGAACTTAATGTTGCCAACCTGGATAGTGTCGCCATCGTGGACGTACTCAAAACCGCCGTAGTAGTCGAGTGACTTGGCGTGCTTCGTTGCGACCCAATGCTCGGTCACGTAGACGGTGCCGGCGCGCGGGTCGAGGCCGATCTGCTTTCCTGAGAAAGTCTTCACACCGCTGAGGAAACCCTCAGCGGTGGATTCGATATCATCTCTAACTTGTTCAAAGTCAGAGTCATGAGCCTCTTTCAGAAGCTTATTTGCAGCAAACTGTATGAGCTTCATCTACAAATCTCAATTAAGGCATTGCTGCGCCGGTTGAGAGGACGCGGATTGGGATGTAGATGAACTCTGCGGCCTTGACTGGCTTGAGAGCTACGTCCATGATCAGCTGGTTGTTGTCGATGACGGCTGGCGTGTTGTTCGACGTGTCGCACAGCGTTACGAAGTCGTAGAGACCGCGCTTTGCCATGACGTCGTTCAGGAAGCTGTCAGCAACTGCCTTGAGGTTGTCACGAGTGACCTTGTCATTTGGCTCGAAGACGAATGGGAAGGCACCCTTGCGGAGAGCGCGCTTGATGTACATGACTTCACGTACAACGTTGACACGGTCAAGCGCAGAGGCTGCAGCTGCCGACGTCTTCTGGCCCCAGACGATGAGACCCTGACCAGGGAAGAACACGATTGGGTTGATGTTCTTGTAGTTTTCGTACAGGATGTCACGCTGACCCTGGTTGAGGTTGAGCTCAACGAAGGTAGTTGGCTCGCCGAGATCGCCAGATACGTAGCCGACCTTTGCGACGCCAGTGACTGAACCACGTGACACACCGGCTGGAGCAAACCAGACGTATGAGAGGTTGTCGCTGTAGGCGTACGTGCGGAGAGCGATGCCTGAAGCGGCGATCGCAACCTCTGCACCATCGAGGTTCGATGCGAGACCTGCTGGGTAGTAGTACGCAACGTTGGTGCCAGACTTGCGGCCAGTCGTGACAGCCCAAGCGGCAGTCTGCTCAGCAGTGAGGGTCATTGGCGTGTCAGCGATGACGAAGGCTTCATCATTGATGTCTGTCGAAAGAGCGAGCAGCTCGTCGACAACTTCTGGATAACCAGGAGCGACGATGAGGTTGTACTCGAAGATTTCCGAGCGAACTTCGGTGTTGCTGTTGATTGCAGCTGAGAGAGCGGTCGTGATGGACACGCGCTTTGCTGCATCGTCGGCACCAAGTGGGTTGAACACGTTGATCTCAGAGAGGGTGAGGGTGAACTCGTCGGTTGCGACGAATGCAGTCAGACCCGCAGTGATGAGGAACGTGATGTGGCTCGTACCATCGGTGAACGTGGTACCGACGGTGCCGGTGCCAAGAGGACCAGAGATAGAACCTTCAACAGTGAATGCTGTTGGCGAGGTGAACGTGACCGTGATGTCCTCAGCGACTGCGTCGACGAGAGGAGAAATTTCGGTCATGGTGCCGTTGCCGACACCAACGTAGGTCGTTGCTTCGTACACGAGGTCAAAGGTGAAGTAGTCGCCTGCAGAGAAGGCCGTCATACCGGCGGTGACCGTGAAGTTGACCTTGCTCGAGGTGAATGGTGTGCCAACCGTGCCGAAGCCGATGATACCAGAGAGTGAACCCTGAACCGTGAAGGCTGTAGCAGAAGTCATGATGACGTCGATTGATTCTGGCTTTACGAAGGCTGAGGTGGCGGTGATCGAACCGATCGTGCCGTTACCCACGCCGACGCGCACAGCGGTGGTTGCCACTGGAACACCGATACCGATGAAGGTCTCAGCTGCGTCAGTGAGGTCAACGTTGGCGCGCACTACGTATGCAACGTTGCCAACGCCGAGGAACTGGTTGAGTGCAAACAGGCCGTACTCGTTACGAGCATCGCCGTGGAAGGCGTTACCAGAGTTGTCGGTCCAGAAGTATGGAACGCCGTAGAGCTGCACTGACTGGCCGATCGAGGTGACCGTACGAACAACGTCGTGTTCCTCAGTACCTGCAGCAGGAGTGATTCCGTCTGGCTGAGTCTTGTTTGCGCGCGTGGCTACGAACAACAGTGGAACTGTTGGAGCTGCGGCTGGGATGTAGAACGACTCGTTGATAACGGTTACGCTCACACCTGGGCTTACGAGGGATGCCATCTGTGTTTCTCCTTAGTGATCTCTTTTGCGACAGGCTAGGCCATGTGGCTGTTGTCTGGCGGTATTTATCCCAGGACCGGGTCCGGTGCTAGAATTTGGCTGCCTTTCATACCCCTGGCTGCTTATGGAGCATCACCATTGATTTCAATGGTGCCATATTCAGACCCTGGTGCAAATGGTGACAGGTTACCATCGCTATCGTACTCGTCCACCCTGAAGCCGTTCATGTCTCCGATCCTAATGAGGATGCTGCGGACCAGCTCACTACGAACATCAACTGGCATGGACAGCCAGATCGGCATGTCAAAGTTCAAGGTCCAGACGATGACCCTGCGGTCACCACCTGGTGGGTAGTTCTCTTCATTGTTGATGCCGGTAAGCTCAACGGACGTGATCTTAGTCCAGTCAAAGGCAGCGTCGGTCTTCTGGAGCTGGAGAGTTGGGTCAAACAGCACGAGCAGCTGCTCAAGAATCTGGTGAAGCTGGTCGGTGTTCGATGCGTACAACGCCAGCTCAAGCGACATCATGTACGGGATTGGCATGACACGGGTCACGGTCTTGATGTCGTTAGGCCAAGCTCCACCTTCTGGTAGGAAGGCACGACGATCTACGACACCAACACCCTTACGAAGCTGTGGGGCCATAGAGATGGCAGTCATCTGGGCGGCCATCATTGGCAGCGAGATTGGCTTGTTCTGTGTGTTGCCTGCCTCGATAGCTGCCACAACACGGTCCTTGCTGCCGATGCGAATTGGAACGGTGATGAACTCTTCCTCGGCGCACTCACCCTTGCCTGTCCTCACATTGAGGCCGGCAAAGATGTAGCAGAACTGAAGCAGGTACTTCCTGATCTGCTGGTCGTAGAAATAATGGTTGATCATTCGTTACACTCCGAAGTCGCGCTTGAACTTCAGCCTTGAGGCCTTGTCGTGGCCAAAATATGCGTCGGCATCGGCGCCCTGAAGTGATGCAGTACGGATAAGCTTCTTGATGAAGCGCTCCTCACTTGGGTCAAACGATGAGTTGAGCTTCTTAGCAGTTCTTGCAAGTGTATTTACAAGCACCATCAGCTCATCACGACCGCTACCTTGCTCTGAAGCGTCTGCGTAGTTCTTCCACGCACGAGCGATCTCGTGCTCATGGCGATACAGGCGCATGAGTTCTTCAGGCAACGGCTCATTCGTTGTTACAGATGAGTTGGCCTCACCTGATGGGTTGAGCAGCGTTGCGAGGCGCTGAACGTATTCACCTTTCTGGATGGCTGGGTTGCTTGCCGTTTCAACGGCGTTTGCCATCTTGTTGACCTTCTTAGCAATGCCTTCAGCGTCCTTCTCGTAGCCAGAACCACCAGTTATCTTCAGCTCGATGAGACCGTCTTCCAGGCGGTCAAAGTTTGCATGACCATCTGACCTCTTACCGAGATAGTTGAGGGCGGCCTTGTTGAAGGCCTCAGCTCCGAGTGGAAGGCGACCATTGGTCTTCACCTTGTGCATCATCACCTCAAGCTGCGATGGGGTGAATGAGCGGCTCTGCTTTGCGAAGGCCGTCGATGCGCCAGGTGCGTCCATGAAAAGAACAAGCTTGACTGGGTCGAGCTTGTCGCTCAAGCCAGAAACGTGTGCTGAAGCTGTAAGGTAGTCACCATCGTTTGTGCGAAGGCCATTCTGCTCCATCCAGCTGGAGAGCTTACCAACGTAATCATGGACTTTAGAAACTGGGATGAGCGGAGAGCTGATCTCCACGGCGCTAGTCGTGCCGGGAAGAACAGTCCACTTAGTGTTCGAGCGACGGGTGCGCTGCTGCTTTGCATCAGCGATCTCACCGAGTTCACCAGACAGAGATGATGCAACGTTCTTGAGAGTGTCGAGCTTTTCATCGGCCGTGAGTGGGTTACCGGCAAGCGCTGAGCTTGATGGAACATCAAGCCTGAACGTGAGCGCCACCTTTGGTGAGGCGCCAGCTTTTTCGGTAAGGAACTCTTTGAACTTCACTGAAAGTACCTTGCGTTAGAAACACCATGAACAGGCGGTTGACCGCTGTTGTTTGAGCGCGGTTGCGCTTCACCTGACGTTGCACGATAGCGCTTCAGCTCTAGCTTAGCCTTGATGTGCTTTCTCTTGAGCTCAGTCGCCGGGCCAGCGCTTAGAAAATCTTTGAACCTCATGCGTCGTACACTTCCCTGCGCATGTCTTCTGGTGCGTAACCAGGTTTGCGACGCGTTCTCTCTGGAAGACCGTACAGCTGAGCTGGGATCGATGCTCCATGGGCAGGGTCACCACCTAGGTGGTAGTTCTGGTGGTTGCGATCAACCATCTGGTGCTCAGCCTTGTTGAGCGCCTTGAGAACTCTTTCTTCCTTGCTGAACGTGAACGTTCTCGTAACGATGTGGCCGCCCTGTTTCACAACACGAACCTTAAGCTCTCTGCTGATTGGAGAACCATCAAACAGGGCATCGCGTGCCGCCTTCTTTTCTGCCTTGGCCTTTGCTTCAGCCTCAGCTGCGGTCGTGCGCTCACCTGCTCGGCGAGCCTTACGCTCTGCCTTCTTTGCGGCCTTGCCAGGGTAGTTCTTACCCTCAGTGATGAATTCTTTGAATCTCATGTGAGCTTCTTCCCAATTGGTTGGTTCGTGTTAGACTGCAAGATCTTCTGAACGGATGGCTTGTGAGAGCTGTACTCGCCACGGCGATCCTGCTCAAGGAAGATCCAACGGTTTTTAGCCGCTGAGTATCTATAGAGACGTGGTGCACTGCGTGTCTCAGGCGCATAGCATAGACGGAAGTAGTCTCCATCTGCTGGTCCTGGCGTCGTTGGCAGTGAGAACCCCTCTCCATATGGCTCGCCATTTGGTGGCAGGCCAGCCTCGATGTAGAGGTTTGGATGCGCCGATGGAGATGGATTTGAGAGAGCGGTTGGCTGTCCCTTTGCATTTGCAGGCGGAAGCGCCTGGCGAACTGGAATTCCAGCAACAGAGCGGATGTCATCTGACCCAATCTCTGGCACCGCATCAGAAGCGTTCTTGATGATCTCTTCTGTGGCAGTGAGAGGTGTAACGTTGAGCTGCTCGCCGATGCCATCAGTGAGGATCGCATCTGGTGTGAGGTACTTCTGCGTGTCGAGCGTACCAAAGATGTCGCGCGTTTCCTGTGATGGCAGAGCAATCTGTGCGTTGACACGGTACGTCAGCGGCTTGTTTGCTGGGTTGAAACCAGATGATGCCCAACCGGCATCGGTAACTTCTAGGAACTTGCGGACAGGCAGCAGGTTCTGGTCGTACTGCATCTCAGGGATGAGCTCGATGATGTCGCCAATAACGATAGGGCGACCAAGCGCATAGGCCATCTGCGCAAATGAGAAGATGAAGGTGTACTGATCAAGGATGCTGAAGCCGAGCTTGCTGAGGTCGGTAACAGAATCTGTTGGAGAGTACTGTGCTTTCAGGAATACTGGCGTTGGGCTGTAGTCACGATCACGGTTCTCATTCAAGAATAGGTCTTGGATGATGTTGATGTCTGTGCTCGTCTGTGGAGCGTCAAACACGTCAAGCGCTGCAACTTCCCAGTTGTTTGCGCCAGTAAACAGTGATGGGGTGACGCGTACAGCCTTCACCTTCAGCGTTGTCTGGAAGTTGAGCATCTGCGGCGATGGTGACTGAATGACATTGAACAGCGCAACGCGTGTCCACACATAGTCGATCGCAACCGAGAACATGTCGCCGCCAGCAAATGGTGTTGGGCCAGCGGTGATCGTAAAGTTGATGTACGTGCTGTAGAACGGCGTGCCTACCGTGGCGGTACCGAGACCGATGACAGTGCTGTCTGGCAGCATTGCATAAACGTTGAACGTCGTTGCAGTAATTGCAACGGCAGTAAGAATGCCCTGTGTGACATCTGATCCAGAGCTGTTTATCGTCATCAGCCCATCGCCAACACCAGTAAACGCTGGTGCGCCAGCGGTGACAGCACCATTTGTTACCTCAACGCGCACCTGCTGCGCGAAGTAACCAGGCGTGTTTGACTGTGTGATGGAGATTGCGCCAACGTTCGTCCACTTCTGCTTCTGTGGTTCATACTCGCTGTCGTTGTTCTGCGTCAGCTTAATGCCAAAGTCAACACCAACGTAGGCGCTGCCTGGAACAGATGACCCTGAAACAAACGAGCGCCAAGGTGTGATGCCGTTGATGCCAGTTGGTGGGTAACCTGGAAATGATTGTGACGTGATGAGGCGACCGGCACTAAGCACAGAGCCATCGCCCTGCTGGTGGACACCGAGCAGAGGATAGATGTTGAGCGGAACGCCTGCGATGTTGAGCGTCTCGGCGATGTACTGCTCTTGGTTTGCTTGCTCGTTCTGAGCGCAGTTGTCAGGCGTAACATCGCTGATCTCCCAGTCACCAGTTGGAATGTCATGTGGGACATATGGGCCAATTGGCGGGTTTGGAGGCGTAATGTTTACGCTGCCGATCTGATCAGCGCATGCTAGCTCAGGCGGAAACTGCGGCTGCGGAGGAGTTGGCATTCATTATCCCAAGAAGAACGACGTGTTGCCAAAGTTGACGCCACCGTTACCGACCTCATAGTCGTTTACCTGGCGGCGAAGCTCTGCCTTAAGCTCGGTTGAACGAGCGAGCAGCGTGTCACCGTTGAGGGTGAGGCCACCCTGAGCGCCAGGAAGGGTGCCGTACTTGCTGCGAATCAGACCAAGCTGTTCCATGGCGTCGGCATATGCCCAATCCTGAATCCACATCTTTGTCCAGCGATCGTTGATGAGCTCCTGCTCCTCACGCTCCATGGTGCACTCAAGCACAACGCGTTCCTGCTGCTGAAGGAGGCGGCGCTGAAGTGTGAGCTCGCGGCGTGCCTCATTCCACGTGAAGGCGATGCTGCCTGCGAAGATGCGCTCATACACCTCTGAGAGCTGGTTCATGAGGTGGATGGAGAGCACGTCAACGTTCGAACCCTGGTAGAGCTGGTTGAAGAACGCCTGAGCATACAGGCCCGTCTCTGCTGATAGCGAAGAGATGCCGAGCTGGTTGATGCGGTGAATCTTGATCACGTTGACGACCTTGTCGGTCTTGTCACGTGGGTCGTTGAGGTAGTAGGTCTGCTGCCCACCACCTGCACCACCCGTGAGCGTGTATGAGATGAAGCGTGGCTCATAGGCATTGTCTAGGCGGCGACGTGCCTCGCCAAGTGCGTTGTTGATTGCGAGCTCGAAGTTTGCGTCTTTCAGCTCGATGCAGATTGCTGGGAAGCCCATCTGCGTCTTGACGGTCTGCTTGAGCTGCAGGCGTGCTGCGGCTGTACCATCTGTACCAACGCCGACCTTCTGCTGAAGTGGAACGCCCTGCTCTGCGGTATCTGCACGCTTCCAGCCCTCATCACCGGTCCAGACAAGAAGCTCGCGCGACGACGTCTGATAGAAGAAGTCGCCAACGTTTGGAATCGTTGGAAGGTATGGGCCAAAGTTGCTGTGATACGATGACGCAGCAACTGGGAACCAGTCGGCGCCAATGAACACCTCGACCATGTCAGGTGTTGGGTTGTACCACTGGAGAACGCTTGCAAACTTGAGGTAGTACGTGTTAGGCGCCGAGATGGCAGCCTGATACGTGATGAAGATGAAGTCGCCAGTTGCAGGAGTTGCTGGGTACGTTGCGGCCTCAGTGATGCTCGTGAACGGTGCCCACGTACCACCCATCTTGACGCGAGTGTTGGCGCCGGTGCAGAGCACCCATGCGGTGCCGTTGAAGTACTTCAGCTGGTTCGTGCCGTTGACGTAGAATAGCTGGCCTATTTCAATCGGTGGAACTGGAGCTGTTGGAACTGGAAGCTGGTTGGCCTTGAGCCAAGCGCTCTGCGCGTTGTTCCATACAAGCACCGTGTTGGTGCTTGGATCGTAGTAGAGCTGACCCTCAGTTGGATTCTGTGGTGGAACCGTTGCCTGAGGAATTGAGCCCGCAAATGGGCTGCTCTTGCGCACCTGAGGATCATTGGCCTCAAGTGGGTACGACTGCACGCCTAGCGTGTAGTACTGAAGAACGTTTGACGCAGCGTGGATCGAAGCGTAGTAGAGCTTGTTTGGGTCAAGCGAGTTGACGGTGACCGTGGTCTGCGTCGTGCTGTCGCCAAAGAAGCCGTAGAAGGCAGCGACGACCTGGGCCTTACCGATCATGTCGACTGGAGTGCCGAACGCCGTAGAACCAGCGTAGCGGGTACCGTCGATTGGGAAGTCCTGAGCGGTCAGCGGTTCCTCAGAAACAAGAACGACCGCACCGTCATAGGCGACAGGTGTAGTTGGAAGTGTCCAAGTAAGCTGAAGGGTCGTAGGCGTTGGCTTGACGGCCGTCAGCGTCATTGCTCGACCATCAGTCCAAAGGTCGTGTGTTGTAACCTGAGTCATTTAGCAAACCTTGAGGTGTAGCCCATCCGATATTTATGCTGATTGGGCGGTGTTCCTAAATACCCGGGAGAGGAGAAAGCATGACACTCAAAACACGTCCCAAGGTAGTCCCACACCTTCTCATGCCTGGCGAGACCATCACGGCCGCCATCAAGAAGCACAACCTCTACGATGTCAGCAAGCAGGAAATGGCGCAGCTTCTCAAGACCTTTACGGCCACAAACACCGCTGAGATTTTCCGTCCTGGAAACAGGGTGCTGGTACCAATCCTAGAGCGGCACCAGGCAGCCGTGTTTGGCTGATCAGCCAGTAAGGAATTCGTTCAGAACGTCGATTTGAACCTCGAGCTCGACCTTCTTGGCCTTGAGGTTTGAGACGGCCGCAGCGCAGACGTCAGCACCATGGGCGCGAGCCTGGCGTGGCCAATCTTCGGTCGTGAGGCGGTTGATGGACGCTGATACGAGCTTGTGCTCGTTGATCAACTTGTCTCTGTATTCTTCTGAGAACTGCTTCATCGTAGATTCCTTATGTGATTTTCTGATGAGTGATAAAAGTCTGCGGAACATGCGTTATCCTATATTGTCGATCTCGTTTTCAACCCAATCAAGGACGAGATCACGCTCTTCCTTTGACAGCACCTTCTTCTGGCGCTCTGTTGCGTAGGACATCAGGTACTTTAGCGCTGCGGTTGCAGAGTGGGTCTTGCTGTCGTGCAAGAAGTCCTTGAGGTACAGAGAGCAAAGCGCCTTTAGAACGTCCTCGCCTTCTGCTGAAACTTCGGCAGCTGCCTCAACGTCTTCCTTCACCTTCTTGCCAAAGTTCTTTGGCAGGCCCTTGCGAGCGGCCTTGATGATCTCTTCACGGTATGCGCCAGCTTCCTTCTTTGAAAGTGGGTCGGCGGTGACCAGCTCTACCTTTCCATCAGGGCTGAACACGACGTTAACGCCGTAGTACTCAACGCCCTTGTAGTAGCTGTCGTCAGTTGGGTTTGAGACGACGAGCACCATGATGTCGCCTTCCTTAGGACCACCATGATCTACGGTGTCCACTGAAAATTTGAGCTTGCCCTCAATGAGGCTGTGAAGTTCTCTTAGAAGTTCCATGTTTACCTCAACGCCTTGATGCGGCGCCCTCAAGATCACGAATGATCTTGTTGAGCTGGTTGCGAACGATGTTCATGTTTGTCATGATGGCTGAAAAGTGTCTCTTCTTGGAGTCAGCGTCTTTCAGCTTGTGTGCAAGGCTAAGCGCCTGACGAGCAGCGGCAAGGCGCTTCTCAAGAGTTTCAATGATGCCCTCAAGCGGCATGGACGTTGGGTCGATGGCGACGGTCTTCTCATCGAGACGCTCTGTCTCTTCGATGATTGCGGTAAGTTCCTTGATGAGCATGTCGTTCCTCACTTGGCCTGCGGGTATTGAGTGCCCGTCTCATTCGTAAAAATTGCTGCACGAAGAACATCGACGGCGCTGCTTACGGAGCTTCTCAACTTGATCTTGTCACCATCAACGATGACGTACAGTGCAAACTTGCCATCACTGCCCTTCAACAGGAAGTCATGGTCACGGCGCTTGAACTTGATCTCATCGTCCTTGACATCAATACC